GATTTTTTATGATGCCGTGGTCCACGTTTCTTGGGTTTATCACGGGGTGTAAAGAACTTAAAACTTTGTTTAGCCATCTTTCCATTCTTTTACAAAAGGGGTAGCACCATCATTAGGTGTTGTCATGATAGGTAGATAAGTTATTTTACCATTGACGTGTTGCTGTAGATCTGAGCCACAGTTCATACATCTAAAAAGTTCAGGAGATAAACTAACTAACATTGTGTACTCATCACACGTTGGACATTTACCATTTACAACTTCTGCGGATACTTTTACCATTACTCTAATATTAACTTTTTTATCGACAAAGATCCATCTATATTTTCTTCTACTTCAGCTTTAGATTTTATACATTGATGAGTAATATTACCGCCCTTATCTCCACGCTCCGCAATCCTTTTACCTTTTAAGCACATAGACATTGAAAATTTTTGTTTTTCAGAATCAAACTGAATTCTATGTTCCTTGATCTCTCCGTTTATAATCATAAGTAAAGCTACAACTTCTAAAATCATAATACTTTACCTTTGTTGGGTCCTTGCTTTAGTACATATTTTTGTGTACCATGTTTGCCAGTTTCTACTTCTTTTTTTAAATTTTTAGTAAAGCTCATTTGTTTGGCTTTTTTTTCCATGTCCTCTAGGTATTGTACAATTTTTCTAGTAACTCTTTCCATTTTCTCGTACCTTATCTTTTAATCCTTCAATATCTTCTAATGCTTTATCTAATTGTTCTCTTAAAAATTCTATATTAACTTTGTTAGTCATATTCATTTCTTGAGTTTCTTCCATCTTCTCGACAGTCTTGTACAAATCTTCAATTAAAAAATGTTGTTCCTGGTCCGTGGGCACTTGTTCACTTTTCTTTAACAAATCATTTGTAAATAATTCTCTTGATGTCTCTAACGATACCAACCTCGCCGTCAGTTCTGTGTATGCGAACACGCCCATCGCAACGAGCACGATCAAAGAGACTACGGTTTTCATCGGCATCTGTACAGCTGCAGACTCTGATATGTTTAATGGTTTAGTCATTTTTAGGTTTTGGTAGAGGAAGTATATAGTCTTTTGGAGGCATTTTCAATTTGCTTTTAGAAGGCCCTATAAGCTTATCTCCCATTAAATTGATCTCTGGGTTCTCTTTTTTGTAGTCATCTTTCATATCATCCCACAAACTTTGAGAATCAGATGGTCTAGTATTGTCTCTTGCAGGAGTTACACCTCTACACTTAGATACCAATAAATTAAAATTAGAATTGTTTGCAAGACTTGGATTACTATTAACTCTACCACACATCTTCATCAATTCTAATTGTTGTTTGATTGCTACGTTTTCTTTTGCTGTTTTACAATCTGTTCCTAAATATTTTCTGTAAGTAAATCTAAGATATTGATCTTCATGTGTATTACTATCACTATAATTATAATCAGTCTCACGTCTTTCTGTGCTTACTTCCATTTCACCACATCTTACACCATAGTCGTTGAGGTATTCGTTTCTAGGATATGCAGGTTCTACAAACAACGCTAGTATTGTAAGAGCCAAGATAAGTAATCCTGTAAAGTAATAATTCATCCTGAGAACCTCCATACATTACCTGTTTAAATCTTTAATATCATAGTCGTGCTCTCTTACTTGATCTGCTAATTGTCTGTATAAATTTTCTGCCATCTGCCACGTAGATTCTGCAGAAGTTAGTCTTGTGTTTTGATCTACAATTTTATCTTCAGCAACTTTTAAATCTCTTTTAAGATCTACGATTTCTTGCTGATTAGTGTTGATAGTATCTGTAAGATTAACAATATAACGAACGCCAGTAAATGTACCAACTAGCACTGAGGCTACTACAGGCACTAATACAAAATTCTTTTTTAACAAGTCTGCTAAATTCATTTACGTTCCTCATTTTTTTTCCTCAATCTCATAAAAGAAATTGTCGGTGTCTTCTGTTTTCCATGCTCCGGTATCTTCTACATTCCATTCTGAAGTTTGTACTTTCCAGTCAGGAGTGTTGTCCTTCACAGTAAACGAAGGCAAGTCCCAGATACATCGATTGTTGGGTTGTGCTGCATAGTTGCCATTATCTAACGCAATTATGTGTGCGCACTTATGCTCGTGCGGAATCTCTGAATGATCAGAATCTAGTATATTAGCATCTGGATGGCCCCAGTCAACGGTAAATAAATACTTGCCGTGATACCACTTCTTGTCTTTACCAATATATTTTCCGGATGCGGCTGTTAAAATATCCCAACGAGTAACAGCAGGGTAATAAGAAAAACTATTCCACAGTTCCAATTCATCAAGTCTTTGGTATGGAACAGCTGACGGTTGAAAACCACGTTGAATAAAAGCCGATATGGGTAGACGATAAAAGACAGCACCGTTCTCCATGATGGCATGGAAGAGAATAGCCCTGCCGGTAAGAGATGTGATGCCGAAGATAATACAGTCTTCAACTTCGCCTTTATGTTTTTTAAGGTCATATAAGTACTCCTTTTTTATTTGCGCGTATTGTATAGGAATATTAGCATTTAAGTAAGCCATAATTTTTTATTTTATTTGGCCCCAATTAGGGCCAGATTCATAGTCTACCTTGTTAGGTACTTCTAAGTCAACAGCAGACTCCATAATGTCTTTTATTTTTTGTGCATGCTCAGGACTCTCAACAGATATATCAAGTTCATCATGTACTTGTATATGCGGTACAATACCTTCTTTGTGTAACTCTATCATTGCTTTTTTTGTCATGTCAGCTGCTGATCCTTGTATCAATTTGTTTAATGCTTTGTAAGTGTAAGCACGTTTAATCCCTGGTCCGTGTTCCAAGAGCGCTGCATCATGTGGTAATGCTTTGTGTATACCAAATTGATTAGGTTCCCACAAATGGAAACGACACAGTCTACCCAGCAGTGTTCTAATCTTACCGGACTCCTGCGCACGTTGCATAACATTGTCCATCAGTTGTTTAACAAAAGGTACCCTGTTGTGGTATTGTCTAAACAAACTATCAGACACATCTTTAGATACACCTAATTCTGCTTGTAATTTATTTTTACCCATACCATAGAACAGACCAAGGTTTATAGTCTTGGCCTGTGATCTAGGTATCTCTGCCATATCAGCAACGATCGTGTGAAAATCCGCATCGCCTTCACGATACGCATCCAATACATCGTCCACTCCATAGAGATTCTGTAAAGCTGCATAATGCACTACCAACCTAGGTTCTTGCTGAGAATAGTCAAAACAACCCCATGTATGGCCCTCTTCGGGTATAAATAAAGCCCTAATTAAAGGTCCGAGGTCCTTGTTTCGTGCTGGTATCTGCTGTAGATTTGGGTTCGAATATGAGAATCTACCAGTCACAGTTCCGCCATTATCTGATCTAAGTTGGTTAATATCTGCATGTATTCTACTCTTGTGTGAATGTTTGAGTATGGTATCTATAAACGTGGTATGGGCCTTGTTTATTTCACGAGCCTGGGCGATTAGTTTCACCAGTGGGTGGGGGTGATTCTGTAAAAAATTTTTAGTAAAGGAAGGTGCAGATGTTTTTTCAGTTTTATCATAATCTAGTTTTAATTTCTCAAAAACTTGTGCGATTGATCGTGCAGCCCATATTTGAGTATCTATTCCTGTTTCTTTTTTCACTTGGTATAATAATAATTCTTCTTTTTTGGTCAGTTCTTTTTTTAATTGATTGGCTGCTGTCACGTCTACCTTCACCCCTAGGAAACGCATATCGACCAGACAAGGAAACAACTCAGTTTCCATATCAAAAATAGCTTGTATATCTTGGTGTAGTATTTCTTTTTTAAGTTCTTGCCATAACTCTAAAGTTATCTCTGCATCTTTTTCTGCGTATGCGCCTACATAAATGGCAGGTAGTTTATACATTTCTGCTTTGGCGTCAACACCCCAATCTTTTGCAGCTGTATATAAATCACTTTCATTTTTTGTTTTACCAGTGTATCGTTTTGAACAGTTGTTTAAGTCATAGCGCATTTGATTTTCATCAACAAGGGCCGATGCAATCATCGTGTCTATAATTCTACCGCTAACACTTAAACTAAGCGCTTTAATCCAACAAACGTCATACATGGCGTTGTGAAATATTTTATCTGCAGGTGTATTTAGTACACCTTGAAACCATTTTAAAACTTTTGCACGACTCATATTACCACCACCTTCGTGAGCAATTGGATAATATCCTGACCATCCTGCAACAGCTACAGCAATTCCTACAACATCACCTTTACCTACAACAGAACCTGATCCCATTTTCATTAGTTCTGGGTCTTTAGTTTCTAAGTCAATTGCAATCTCATCATACTTAGATAGGTCTGGAAAATTTTCTGGTGGTAACCATTCTGTTTGTGGTTTAAATAGAGGTATCTGCATCTTTATAATCCCTTTCAATGATCATTTCTATAAAGTGTATTGCTTTGAGTAAGTCTTCTTTTTTGCCTTTGTGTGGATGCCTGCAAATATATTTTATGACACAGCCTTCCGGAAATAACATATTGTTTTCTATTACAAATTTACTAGGCTGAATTTTAAATCCTTGGTAGTGAGATCCTGCAATTTGTTTGTCGTATGGGTTCATAGTAAATAACCTTTCTCATATTTTTTTGGTTCTATTATGTGTAAATTTTCTTTTGTTCGTGTGGCTCCTACATAAAATAATCTATTCTCGTCATCAGGATTTTTTTCATAACTTCGCATAGTATTTTCTGTAAGATCTGTTAACAACACAACATTAGTTGCTTCACCACCTTTTGCTGCATGTATTGTAGATAATTCAATTCTAGGTTTTTCGTTTAATTTTTCACCATTCTTTCTCATCTTACGTAGGTAGTTTACCTTAGTTTGCCCTGCGTTGTCAAATGCTTCATACCAAACTGTCTTAACTTGTAGACCATAATCTTTTACGAGTTGATCCATTCCATAAAAAGATCCTTTAGCCATACCTTTTATTTTTTTAGCGTGCCAATGTTTTGGTCCTACAAACTTAATTATATTTTCTATTTCCTTATACGAAACTAATTGTCCTTGTCTTAAGTGTTCCCATGATGTAGCTGCCTGGTGTAATTCTTTTTCACTGCTTCGTTTGTATCTGTTTTCATAATACAATCCTTGTCTATACAAAGATTCTTCTATGTCTGTCAGCATGTGCCTTGTTCTACTTAACACTAGCCAATCACCTGTTGACATATCAATACTTTCTATATCAAAATGCCGGTGTAATAGTCCTTGACTAACTCTAGGTTGCCACGTTTTATCTATTCTATTTCTAATTTTATTTATTATACCCATGGCTAATCCGTGCACCTTAGCGGGTATTCTGTAAGACTGTGTTAGTGGTAGGTATTGTCCTTCTAACGCTATAAAAGAATCTACGTCTGCACCAGCCCATCTAAATATTGCTTGGTCATCATCACCTGCTATAAAAGAA